GACACCGAAAGGACAATCAGAATCATAGGCGAGGACGAGCGAGAAGAGACAGTGCAAGTAAACAAGACTTTGATGGACGCTCAGACCGGGACATTCGTTAAGACAATGGACTTGAACGTAGGAAACTACGATATCAAGATAGCAAGCGGCCCATCCTTTACAACTCGCAAGCAAGAAACAGCAGAACAACTGTCCTCAATGATCTCTCAAAACCCTGCCATGAGTCAGTTGGTTGGAGACATTCTATTCCAAAACCTTGACCTAGTCGGAGGCGATGAAGCAATCAAACGCCTCAGAAGCGCAGGAGTCAAAGCAGGAATCATTGAGCCGAATCAAGAGGAGGCCGTTGCGCTTCAGTCTCAGATACAGGCAAGCAAGCAACTAGAGCAACAAGCAGCGCAGTTAGAACTCGCATTAAAACAGGCAGAAGTAGCGACCGAAAGAGCCGAGGCAATAGAGAGAGAAAGCAAAGCATCGATGAACACGGTGAAAACAGCGGTCGAGCAAATGAAGCTCGCAGAAGCCCAGGAAGACTTGGAATCTAAGCAGATTGCTCAGATGAGGTTGCGTCAGTCAGTAGGACTACCAGTTATTTGATAACTACTCTCTACCTGATTAGTAATTTAGCGTGGTATCACTTCAAAGACTTTAACGGTGACTACCAAATAGATGCGTGTTTAGGTACTAAAGCGCATATTGAAAAGAACTTTAAGGTTAAGGGCGTTTGTTTATCAAAGTGGGACGATATTCTTATCCTCGACAACAAGGTATATTTCAATGAGAAAAAAAGATCCCAGACTTACTAGGGCAGGAGTTACAGGATTCAACAAACCAAAGCGAACACCTAACCACCCGAAGAAGTCTCACATTGTCGTAGCGAAGCAAGGTGACAAGATCAAAACGATTAGATTCGGACAACAAGGAGCCTCAACTGCTGGCGCACCGAAGAAAGGCGAGAGTCAAGCGATGAAGAACAAAAGAAAGTCTTTTAAAGCAAGACACGCAAAGAACATAGCAAAGGGCAAAATGTCAGCAGCATTTTGGGCAGATAAAACAAAATGGTCGTGAAACGGAAAACCAGAGCAAAAAAGAAAACAAAGTCTCGTGTTAATGAGGCTGGAAACTATACTAAGCCTACCATGCGAAAGAATCTTTTTAACAAGATCAAAGCAGGGAGCAAGGGCGGCAGCCGAGGACAATGGACGGCAAGAAAAGCACAAATGCTTGCAAAGCAATATAAAGCGAAAGGTGGAGGCTATCGAGACTAATGCCATTTAAAAAGTATTCTTCTAAACAAAAGAAACTTGCAAGAGTAGCAAAGCCAAGAACAAAAATTACAGGCGCAGACTTTAAAAAGTTAAAACGCAAAAAGAAGAAATAAATGGCTCTCAAAAAATCACAGAAGAGTTTAAAAAAGTGGACTGCCCAGAAGTGGCGCACGAAGTCAGGCAAGCCATCGACGCAAGGCAAGAAAGCCACCGGGGAGCGTTATTTGCCCTCAGCAGCTATCAAGGCAATGTCAGATAAAGAATACGCAGCAACGACTCGCAAGAAACGAGCCGACATAAAGAAAGGCAAAAAGACTTCAGCACAACCAAAGAACATAGCAAAGAAAACAAGACGATACAGGAGATAAAAATGCCAAGAGGAAAAGGAACTTACGGAAGCATGATGGGCCGCCCACCAAAAAAAAAGAGAAAAGTTAAAAACAAAAAAGGCATGAAAAAATGAATCAACCTATGAATCGAACTCCTGCTCAAGACTTGGTTATGTCTCGCAGGGAAAACCCGCCAGTAGGTACGGCAGGAGCTACCGCGCTTGCAAACCAAATGAGTATACCACGTACGGCCTTACCTTCTTCAACGCCTCAAACGAACATGCCTGAGCTACCTATGAACCCAATGCAAATGGTCACCGGTAAAGACGGCAAGAAGTACCAGATCGTAATTGATCCAAGTACAGGCTTACAAACTTTTATCCCTTTTCGTGAACCAGCAGGGAGAGGAATGGGTCAAATGCGTGGAATGGGTGGTATGCCCGGAATGTCAGGACAAGGCAGCAGAATGGAGCGCATCCAAAGGCTTGCTAGTCGCATGGGGCAAATGGAAGGCCAGAATCCGACTAATCGTTTAAGTAGTCTATTGTCTGCAAGTGGCTAATCAACTTGCTCCCAGAATGGAACGCAGGGGCGGTGGTGGTGTAAACCGTCTCTTAGGCATCATCGAGCCAGCCATGACAGTTGGTTCTGCGATTGCTGCCGAGGTTCCTGCCCTTGCAGTTGGTTTAGGTTCTCTTAACACAGTGGAGGACAGGCAGAGACCGTTCAGCGAAGCAGTATCAGCCGCAGACGAAGTTAGAGAGATGCTTACTTATAACCCTCGATCAATGGAGGGTCAGGCAGGGATGCAGTCTCTAATAAACTCTGTTAGTCAAATAGCCGACACGGTTGGACTTGATAGAGCCTTTCAAGTCTTGAACGAAGAGATCATTCCCAGAGTACAAAGCACACTAGGCAAAGACGCTGCGAGAGAGCTTGGCTCGATGGCTATGATGATCCCAGCTGTAAGAAGACTGTCAGGGCTGCCAATGGACACTGCCTCTCGGATGCAAAGAGCAAAAGAAATGGAATTTGAAAAAAATGTCTATCACGGCACCTATTCTGATTTTTTAGAATTTGATCCACAAAATGATCTAGGCGTTCATGTTGGTACTCCCGAGCAAGCGTATAACAGGCTTCTTGATCTTGAAAGACACAAAATATTCAATAATTCAGGAACGAGGGGAGGTATTACAGTTGGTGAAGGCGGTCAGATTATGCCTTTAAAAGCCAAACTAAAAAAATCTCTTAATATGAAAGACGTTGGTGATTGGAAAAATCCTTATGAGGTTTTAGTAGGATTAAGAGCTACGCCAATAGGAAAAAAATACGAAAAACAATTAAATGAAATCGAAGATGAAATGATCCCTGAAATGGAGTCGTTCAGATACGGTGAAGAAAACTGGACAGATTCAAGAGAAGCATCCGAGTATACAGATGAACTAAGAGATATTATTCGCAATGAAGGATATGACTCTGTTAAGTATTTAAACGAAGTAGAAAATAAATACGGTAGTCAATCAGGATTAACCCCAAAAGGGAAAAAACAAAAAGAAAAGTTGCAAAAAGAAGTAAAAAAAATAAATGACGAGATTGGAAAACGAGATCAAGAGTTAGTTCCTAAGTTGGGTGCATCTGCTGAAGAAATAGAAAAATTCATAGAAACAAAGCCCACAACAAGAACGGCTGAAGAAAATAAAAAAATTGAAAACTTAAAATTACAAATAAAAGAGATCGAAGAAAATGAAACCTACGATCCTCATAGTTACATAATTTTAGATCCTGAACAGTTACGATCTATCAACGCAGAATTTGATCCAGAAAAAAAAGACAGTTCAAACATATTATCAAGCATCCTAGATCAAAGATTTAGGAACATAGCTTAATTCGGTCTAACGCACCGTAAAAGCGTGGGCTTACTTGCTGCCCTCTGAGCAAGGTAAACATTCGTGGAGACGTACTCATATGGAAACTGATGCAGCAATCGCTGAGGCTGAAATATTGCCGACGGAAATCGAGCAAGCCGAACAAGATGCTCCCGAGCCTGAACAGGGCGAAACCTCTGAAGCAGTAGAAACTCCAGAAACCGAGGAGAAAGCCGCAGAAGAGCCATCCGGGGACGAGACACCCGAAAAACTAGCAGAGGAAAAGCAAAAAAAGCGCAACTCTGTTCAAGAAAGAATCTCACAACTGGCACGACAAAAAAACGAGGCGAACACTCGTGTACAAGAACTAGAACAGCAAGTTGCTTACTTACAGGCTCAGAGTCAGCCTCAAGTCCAAGATGCGCCTCAAACGTATCCAAGACTTGAAGACTACGACTATGACGAAGCAAGACATCAACAAGCAGTTTTACAGTACACCTCAAGCTTAAATGCTCAGAACGTGCAACAGGTTATGCAACAGCAGCAACAAGCTCAGATTGCCCAGCTACAAGCTCAGAAGGCACAAATTGCGTCTCAAGAGTTCGTTGAGAAATCTAACGCTTTTGCTTTGGACTATAAGGACTTCAACGAAACCGTCACTAATCCTAATTTCCACCAAAGTGATTTAGTGGCAAGGACGATTGTTGAATTGCCGAATGGCCCTGATGTTGCCTATTACCTTGGCAAAAACTTGAAGATTGCCAACGCTCTGAACGCTAAAAGTGATAGAGACGCTAGAGATGATTTGATTAGAATCTCAACAGCGTTACAAGTGAACTCCAGAAAACGTCGTGCTAATACTACTAACGCTCCTGCGCCCTCAAAAACGGTGACACCTAAAGGTCGAGTTTCAAAAGATCCTGACAAAATGACACCGAAAGAGTATCAGAGGTACAGGGGATATATTAAATAGGTAAATAAAAAATGGCTAATACACTTCTAAGTGCAAGCACGATAACCAAAGAAGCTCTAGCAATTTTGCATCAGAAACTAAATTTTGTTGGTTCAATCAATCGACAGTATGACGATCAGTATGCACAATCTGGGGCTAAAATTGGGTCGGATTTACGAATTCGACTCCCAAACGAGTTTACTGTTAGAACTGGAGCTGCTCTCTCGTCTCAGGACGTAGTTGAGAGAAGCACCACGCTAACGGTCGGAACTCAGAAAGGTGTTGATTTTACATTCTCCTCAACCGAACTTGCTTTGACGATTGATGAGTTTAAAGATCGATACTTAGAGCCAGCTATGTCCGTTTTAGCTGCAAACGTCGAAAATGATGCGTTTTCCATGTCGAAGGACGTCTTCAATTTTGTCAACGGAGTAGGCTCTGCCAGTTCCTTTGCCCTCGTTACCCAAGCACAAAAAACACTCACAGACGGACTCGCTCCCTATGATGATCGTTTTTACATGCATAACCCTCAGAGTGTTGTTGACATGCTCGCAGACACGAAAGGACTCTTTCAAGATTCTGCGTCTATTGCTGAGCAATACAAGGAAGGTATGCTAGGACGGATCTCTGGTTTCGCGCACATGGAAAATACCCTAGTGCCTAGTCACACGACTGGAACGGCTGCGGCCTCAACAGGCTACCTAGTCAATGGAGCAAGTCAAACTGGCTCTAGCCTCACAGTAGACGGAGGAACCACGACTTTCCTCAAAGGTGACCTAATAACCATTGCAGGAGTCAATAGGGTTCATCCTGAGACTAAAGCAGACACAGGCGTTTTACAGACGTTCGTTGTAACTAGCGATTCTGGATCATCTGCGACAAGTCTAGCAATTTCACCCTCTATCACAGCTTCAGGCGGCAATCAAAATGTTAGCGGTAGCCCTGCTGACAATGCTGCTATCAGTAAAGTTGGAGGAGGAAACGGAGCAGACTGGACAGATACGCTTGCGTATCACAAAAACAGCTTCACGT